CATTTACCCCTTTGGGTGTAGAACTTCAAGCAACCGGTGAAAATGCTGGAACTTGGGGGACAAAAACAAATACTAATTTACAAATTATAGAACAGATAGCTGGTGGTTACGTTGCTAAATCAATAGCTGGTGGAGCTCAAACAACTGCTCTAGCAGTTTCTGATGGGTCAACTGGTGCAGAACTTTCTCATAGAATGATTGAGTTTACAGGAACTATTACAGGAAATCAGATTGTAACAATACCATTAGATGTTCAAACTTTTTATTTTTTAAGAAATTCAACATCAGGTGGATACACAGTTCAGTTTAAGTATGTATCTGGTTCAGGATCAACTGTTACTTTTGCAACTACAGATAAAGGCGATAAAGTAGTAATTGCGACTGCTAACGATGGAACTAATCCAGATATAAAAGAAGTAACTTTAGGTATAGCAAGTGTTGCCGCGGATACATCACCTCAATTAGGTGGTGATCTTGATATGAATGGCAATGATATTGTTACCACATCAAATGCGGATATAGATTTAGCACCAAATGGTACAGGACATGTAACTATTAAAGGTAATGATAATCAAGGTACTCTTCAGCTAAATTGTGAAAATAATTCACATGGTCAGCAAATAGTAGCCGCACCACACTCAGAGTCTGCTAGTAATGTTTTAACTCTTCCTAGCACTGGTGGTAACGCTAGACTAGTTTCAGCAACCTCAACTGCTACACTTACAAACAAAACTCTAACAGCTCCAAAGATCGCAGATGCAGGTTTTATTGCAGATGCGAATGGAAACGAACAGATTATATTTCAAACAACATCCTCAGCAGTTAATGAATTAGAAGTAACCAATGCTGCAACAGGGAACAACCCTGCTATTGCTGCATCAGGCGGTGATACAAATGTTGGTTTAGAATTTACAGCAAAAGGAGCTGGATATATTAAATTTAACGATCTAGCTTATATTCCACAACAAGCACTAACATCATCATCAAACGCTGTAGCTTGGGATGTGCAAGCAAAACCAAACGCATATCATTTAACAACAGAAAATACTACATTTTCTGCACCAACTAATTCTGTTGAAGGTTCGTTTATTTGTTTAGAAATTAATTATAATGGTTCTCATACAATCGCTTTTAATACCGTATTTGAATTTGCAGCATCAACTGCACCAACATTTACATCAACAGATGGTAAAACAGATATTCTTGTATTTAGATACAATGGTGCTGTATGGCAAGAAGTAGGTAGAACATTAAATTTAAGTGAGAGTTAAAATATGCATGCAATAGTAAAAGATAATAACATTATACAATATATTAATAATCCTAAATCAGTAGTGATAGGAGATGTAAGATATCCAGCTAAAATATTTCAGTTATGGTCTAAATCTGAAAAAGAAGCTATTGGTATTTATGAAATTGTAATTGATCAAACAAATTATAAAGATCCAGAATATTATGTTAATACAAATGAACAACATAATTTTGCGGATGGGCAAGTTACTAAATCATGGGGAACTGCAACACCAAAACTTTTAGAGGATAGAAATGAAACAAACAAAGATGGTTCTCCTATGCTTGATGCAGATGGAAACCAAGTTGTTACAAAAGGGTTAAAATCTCAAAAAAAACAAATTATAAAAAATCAAGCTAGTGGTTTATTAGCGCCTACTGATTGGCATGTTATTAAAGCTACAGAAGTTACTGATTATTCTGTGCCAGCAAACGTAACAACTTTTAGATCAGATGTTCGAGCAAAATCAAATGAAATGGAAACTCAAATCGATGCTTGTACTACTGTTGATGAATTAAAAAATTTATATACAAGAGATGAAAACGGTATAAGACCTTTAGCAGAATTTCCTAAAGAGGTTGTTTAATGTCATTACTTATACCTGGGACTAACTCCATAAAAGACACAGGATATGATGTCGCTAACTCATGTAGATTTAATGATGGAAGTTCAGATACTTTAAGTAGAACACCATCATCAACAGGAAGCAATAAAACATGGACTTATAGTGCATGGGTTAAAAGAACTGCTGTTGGAACTTGGGGTGGAATTTTAGATGCTGGAGATGGTAGTTCTTGGACAGATATTTATTTTTTTTCTAGTGATAAATTAACTTTAAGACATTATACAAGTGGTAGCACTCCAATTTATTTTGAGACCAATAGACTATTTAGGGACCCATCCGCATGGGTACACGTAGTTGTTGCAGTAGATACAACGCAATCCACAGAATCCAATAGGGTAAAAATATATGTTAATGGATCTCAGGTTACTTCATTTTCATCGGCAACATATCCATCACTAAATTATGATACCTATGTTAACTCTACAAATGAACACAGAATTGGTATTTCTAAAGGCACAGGTGGTGGTTCAAATTATTTTGATGGATATTTAGCAGAAGTATGTTTAATTGATGGAACAGCATTAGACCCAACATCATTTGGAGAATTTGATTCTGATAGTCCTAACATTTGGAAACCAAAAGATGTATCAGGATTAACATTTGGTACGAATGGTTTTTATTTAGATTTTCAAGATAGTTCAGCTTTAGGTAATGATGTATCAGGTAACAATAATGATTATACAGCTAATAATTTAACTAGTCTTGACCAATCTACCGATACTTGCACAAATAATTTTGCTATATTAAATCCTTTATATCATTATATCGGTGGTGCAACTTTATCAGAAGGAAATTTAAAATTTACAACATCTGGAAATTCAAGTGTTGGCAGAGGCATGTCCACTATTAGACCAGAAAGTGGAAAATGGTATGTAGAGTGTAAAATTATAGATGTTACAAGATTTGCATTTGGTCTTATGAATGGTAACGAAACAAATGATTCGCAAGGTGGTAATGATACAAATAGTGTTATATTTGGATATGATGGCGGTTTTTTTATGGCTGGGAGTTTTTCAGGTTATCTTTCTGCTCCAAGTAATAATGATATTGTCCAACTTGCTTTAGACTTAGATAATGATTTATTTTGGATAGGTGTAAATGATACTTGGGGAAACTCTGCAACAAGAACACAAATAGAAAATGGTACTGCAAGTAATGATGCAACAACTTTTATTAGTTCAAAAGTTCCTATAAATACAGGTGCTATTGGAATTTTTGTAGAAGATAATTCAAGCACAGGAAATAATGTTTCTGAAATAAATTTTGGCTCACCATCTTATTCAATCTCATCAGGAAATAGTGATGGTAATGGCTATGGAAACTTTGAATATGCTGTGCCTAGTGGATATTATGCACTTAACACAAAAAACCTAGCGGAGTTTGGATAATGGCCTATACAACTATAGACGATTCAACTTTATTCTTTAGGGTCAAAGCTTATAGTGGCTCGGGGAGTGCTGCATCAATTACTTTTGATATAACCGATACATCAATGCAACCCGATATGGTCTGGATTAAAAATCGTTCGACCACCGGCAATCACGGACTTTGGGACGTAATAAGGGGCGCAACTAAACAACTTTATCCTAATCATAATTATCTAACATCAACTGCTGCAAATGGTTTAACAGCATTTAACTCAAATGGATTTAGTGTTGGCTCAGATAGCGATCAAAATGGTAGTGGTAATAGTCTTGTAGCTTGGGCTTGGAAAGCTGGTGGCTCTGCATCATCAAACGGTAATGGCAGCATAACAAGCTCTGTCTCTGCAAACACAACATCAGGATGTAGTATTGTTCAATACTCTGCGAATAATACAGCGGGTGCAACGGTTGGACATGGCCTAGGCGTAATACCCAAAATGATTTGGGTGAAAGAATCAGTAGGAAGTGCTAATGATTGGGTAGTATATCATGAAGCTGTTGGAAATACTAAAAAACTTATTTTAAATGAAACTAATGCTGAATCTATAGATAATTTTATGAATGATGCAACACCAACAGCTAATACTTTTTCTATAAGTGATGCTAGTGTTGTTAATAGAACTGGTTCTACTTATATGGCTTATTGTTTTGCAGAAGTAAAAGGTTACTCAAAATTTGGAAAATATGTTGCTAATGGAAATTCAGATAATGTCTTCGTCTATACCGGTTTTCGCCCAGCTTTTTTATTGACGAAATATACAGGATCAGGTGGTAGTTGGGAAATAGTTGATAATAAAAGAGATGGTTTTAATGGTGAAAATCATAGATTATATCCAAATGATAGTTCTACTGAAGGAACTGGAAACGATTATGATTTACTTTCAAATGGTTTTAAAGTTAGACAAAGTGGAGGAAATCAACAAAGTGGAAGAACAAATATTTATGCGGCGTTTGCAGAATCTCCATTTGTAAATTCTAATGGTGTGCCAACAAATGGAAAATAGTTATGTTACAAAAAATAGGATTTCAACCGGGTATCAATAAACAGATAACACCAACAGGAGCAGAAGGTCAATGGATCGACTGTGATAACGTTCGTTTTAGATATGGTATACCTGAAAAAATAGGTGGTTGGAAACAACTTGGAGATGATAAACTAACAGGTGCTGGTAGAGGTCTTCATCATTTTGTAAATAGTAAAGCTAGAAAGTATGCAATTATAGGTACAAACAGGATTCTATATGCATTTTCTGGTGGAGTATATTATGACATACATCCTATTAAATCTACAACAACACTTACAAGTGCATTTACCACGACCAACGGATCATCAAGTGTTACAATAACTTTCAGTGGAGATCATGGTATAGGAGAACAAGATATAATCTTACTAGATAATTTTAGCTCTATTACTAATTCTAATTTTGCAGCGTCTGATTTTAACGACAAAAAATTTATGGTTACGACTGTGCCATCAAGCACAACTATTACAATTACAATGCCGTCAAACGAATCAGGATCTGGTGCAACAACATCCGGTGGTATTAGAGTACAACACTATTATCCTGTTGGACCAGCTGTGCAGGCAAAAGGTTTTGGTTGGTCTCTTGGAACTTTTGGTGGTGAAGTTGCAGGAGAACCCACAACAACTTTATCAGGAGCAATTAATGCTTCAGTTACGACCGGTATTATATTAGCAGACGTATCACAGTTTCCAGATACAGGTACAAACTTTATAAAGATAGGAACAGAAGAGATATCTTACACAGGCATCAGCGCCTCTAATGAACTAACAGGTGTTACAAGAGAAGTTAGAGGAACAGATGCTGCATCTCATGGTGCAGGGGATACAGTTACTAGCACAACTAATTTTGTTGCATGGGGTGAAGCAGCTTCAGGAGACTTAGTTCTTGAACCTGGAATGTGGTCCTTAGATAATTTTGGCGATAAAGCCATATGTTTAATTCACGACAGTGCGGTATTCGAATGGAATTCTGCAGCAGCTGGAGCAGAGAACACAAGGGCTACAATTATATCTGGTGCACCAACAGCATCAAGACACATGTTAGTATCTACACCAGATAGACACTTAGTATTTTACGGAACAGAGACAACGATTGGAGATACATCAACACAAGATGATATGTTTATAAGATTCTCGGATCAAGAGGATATAAACACATACACACCTACAGCAACTAACACAGCTGGTACACAGAGATTGGCTGACGGATCACAGATCAGAGGAGCTATTAGAGGTAGAGATGCAATTTATGTTTGGACTGATACAGCATTATTTACACAACGTTTTGTTGGTCAACCATTTACTTTTGCGTTTGCGCAAGTTGGAACTAACTGTGGACTTGCAGGACAAAATGCATGTGTTGAAGTTGATGGTTCTGCATATTGGATGTCAGACAATGGTTTTTTTAGATATGCTGGTAAACTAGAATCATTACCATGTTTGGTAGAAGATTTTGTTTATGATAATATAAATTTAGAGTCTGGTAATCAAATGGTATCAGCAGGATTAAATAATTTATTTGGTGAAGTTATGTGGTTTTATCCAACAACAGGATCATCTGTTGTAAATAGAATGGTTGCATATAATTATTTTGACTCATCTTCGCAAAGACCTGTATGGACAGTTGGATCTTTAGCAAGAACAATGTGGCAAGACTCAGCAGTGTTTGGAAGTCCACACGCAACAGAATATAGTGCATCAGTAGATTCATCTTTTGATGTTGTTGGAAATACAGAAGGATCTACGATATATTATCAACACGAAACAGGCACAGATCAAGTTCAAGGCGGAACAACAACAGCAATACTTGCAAATATATCTTCAGGAGATTTTGATATAAGTCAAAGAAGAGGTATTACAGGTCAATCAACAGGTATAGCTGATCTTAGAGGAGATGGTGAATTTATAATGAAAATAAGAAGATTTATACCCGACTTTATATCACAGACTGGTAATACACAGGTTACATTACAATTAAGAGATTTTCCAAATGACAGTCAGGCTAGTTCATCGCTTGGACCATTTACTGTAACATCTTCTACAAAGAAAGTAGATACACGTGCAAGAGCAAGAGCAGTTGCATTAAAAGTTGCAAACACCGGAGCTAGTCAAAGCTGGCGACTTGGTACGTTTAGATTAGATATACAACCGGACGGACGTAGATAATGGCAAAGATAGTACAAGTATTAACAAGACCAAGTGAAGAATATGATCTGCCAACTGCAGAAGCACAGGTTAGAGATCTTGATGCAATTGTAGAAAAATTAAATTCTACATTTCAAGAAGAATTAAAACAGGAGATAGAAGCATTTAACTTCTTTTTAAATTAATGGCTAATAGTTTTAAAAATAAAAAAGTAGATTTAACAACAACTGATCTTACAACTTT